CGGTACACCATGATCAATCTGGATACCAATGAGATTGAAGTCTATGAAATGCGTGAGGGCGAAGAGCGCGGGTTTGTGATGCTTGGCTACTATGACATCATCAAAGAAGAGCGGATTTAATCCGCTTCTTTTTTTATTTGTCTGTAGTTAGTTAGTCATAACTAACTTCACAGGCCCGTTTAGTTAGTTTACTTAAACTAACTCCACTGGACTGTTTTTGTTGGCCTGTCTGGTTAGTTTATACTAACTAATTATATTTGACCGGCGGAGAAGTTTACGTATACTTTACACAAAAAAGTATTGACAAAAACCCGGTCACGTGCTATAATAGTATCAACGAAAGGGAAAGAAAAGGAGAGAAAAACAATGATGACTACTGCTGAATTCCTGATGATGGTTGCTGATCTGCCCTATGTTTGCGTGATAGCTTCCGCACCCTGTGTTACCTACTATTTTGATGAGTGCTATGATGAGAGCCATGATCTGACCGATGAGGAACAGGAACAGTTTGACGCGGTTTATGATCTACTGATCTGCCGTGGCTTACGTCTGACTGACGCTCGTGCCTATGCGGTGGATCATGCTGACGGTTCGGATTCATGGGATGATTAATCCCACAATCTTAACACAAAGAGGGCTTGACAAAAGCCCTCTTTTTTGATACAATATAGTTGCACCCGATGGAGAGACAGGGGAGAGTGAAGGCATTGGTTAGTTATATCTAACTACCGGATGATCTGCGGAGAACGATTGTTAAGCATTGGTTAAATCGCAAAAAACCTATTGACTTTGCTATTCCGGTATGATATAATATAGTCAAGAAATGAGAGAGAGGTGCTACACAATGAAGCGGATGTTCAAAGTTTGGAAGATTATCGACAGCAAGGGCAATATCCTGTTTGAGGGCCGCAAGGGCAAGGCTGAGTCCCGTCTCTGCAATGAGTGCATTTGGAATAAGCGGTTTGATCTGATAATGGTTTGGGATGGCGAGTGGATGTAATCCACTCCCATCATACAAATTTAACAATCAACCGGGCAAAAAACCTATTGACAAATTGCTTTTTATCGTGTATAATGTTCACAGAACGAAACGAAAGCGAGGTAACAAACCATGATGAATCTGCTGAACGCCTATAAAGCCACTACCGCCGCGATGGCTTACATCATCGGTTTTCTGATGAATAACAAGGTTTACACCATCTACCTGAAAGACCTGCCTGAATGGTTGATCGGACTTGACCGGGAAAGCACTTCCCACGGTGGCGCGATGAAATTACGAATTCGCATGACGGCAATCGCCCGCCGCCGCCTGATGAACATGGGCGCCGCCTACATCGGCACGATAGACGAAATCCTGTCAAGTCGGAAAAACAAGGGTGAAGCGTTTGAGAAGTGGGTGACCGAAAAAGCCGGGCAAGAGTGGAAAAAAGATTCAATCCCCTACTACCTTGACGGTGACTTGACGGTAGACGGAATCAAATACCAAATCAAATTTGAATCCGCAAGCCTCGCAAATGAGAACACGATAAACAAAGCACTAAAGGCAAGGGCATAAAGCCCTTGCCTTTATCGGCATAAAAAGGCTACTATATTTATGGACTTTACTACGGTAAAGTTCTGTGGATTAGGGGACTTTTCTACTTTATCATACTAAAGTTGACTATCTAAGTAGACTTTTACGCTTTACTACACTAAAGTCTTGTGGAGAGGTAGATTTTTACGCTTTACTATAATAAAGTAGACCGGGGCAGTAGGCTTTTACACTTTAACAGAATAAAATCCCCTAAATTTGTAGACTTTAGCGCTTTAACAGAATAAAGTGGGCCATCGCTTCTTTTTCCTACCAAATTAATGGGCCTGGTGGAATAATTCGTTTATGCTCATTTTCAAATCCCACTACCCCAGTAGGATTTTTAACCTGAAATAAGTCCATTTGATTAGTAGTATTTTATGCTTTAGCATATTAAAATGCTAAAATCTATTTAAAAGGTAGACTTTGATGCTTTAATGTGGTAAAGTGGCAACACTTTAGCAAGTGAAAGTGCGCTTTCTCATGGTAAAGTGGTAACGTGTTAGCACTTTACCGCGATAAAGTGACCTAGACTTTCACACTTCACCGTGGTAAAGTGGTAGCATAGTAACAAACTGGCCGGTGGGGGCGGTATGTTAAAGGATTTTAAGAGTTATGTTAAATTTGTGTTAAGGGGGCTCCCCAAATTCCACACCTGGCTTGATTTTATAACTCACCTTACCAAATACTTGACAAATCTAATAAAATATGTTAAAATACAAAATGAAGGAAGTTGTATCTTCAAATAAACGGAGATGCAATATATGAAAAAAAAATACTCACTCGACTATTCTATTGAACGCGATTACGACCGTCTCCGCGCAGTTGAAAATATTTTAGATACCTTGGATACCCGTCCTACTAATTCTGAATTAGAACAAATGGCATCTTATATCCTATATGGTAAAGATGAAGAAGGGAAAAACGCCGTACAACGCGGCGAAACAACCGATTCTAATAAACGCTATAATAGTTTTCAACGTGCCGCGGACAAAGTCCAATCGCTTGATGAAATTTTAGAAAATCCATTAAGTGATCAACAAGCTCTTCAATCACTTGAATCGCGCTACATTTACACTAAGAAAAAACCAACAATTCATCGCCCAAAATATGATAAAAAAACTGGCGAATTAATTGACCCTGGTGATTCTGAAATTCCTGGGATGCAAGAACTTTGGGACTGTATCGACCGCCTAGACCACATAGTTGCAGTAAATGAAGGTAAAATACCACCTGATGAAGAAACCCAAATTTTTACAGACTCATATCGTCTTTACCAACTAAAGCATTCTTTAATTGACATTAGGCGCCACCAATACTACCTTAAAGATGCTTATAAACCCACTTTGCACTTTCTCGCGCTAGTACCTCCTAAATCTCAAACTTATAATTGGGACGAAGATTCATTTTACTGGATGCCTTTAGATAAATGGCAAGAACGCGTAAACAACGCCTTACTTCATACAATAAGTAAGAATTTAGAAGATTATGAAACTCGTGAAAATCCATATACAAAAGAAATTGAAGTAAAATGGGTAGTGCGCAAACACACATTTGATTGGGAAAACCCATCCCACATTAAAGCATTAATAAACAATTACTCAGCACTTTATATGGAATTGAGCGAAAAATTAGATAGTTGGGGGCGTACCCTTTTATACGACTTTGATCGCTATTTTGATATGTCTGGTTTTAGTGAGGCCCGCGAATATATTTTAACGCGCAAAATTGACAAAGCTTCATACACCGAAATTAAGGAAGAACTTCAAGAAAAATTTGGCTTAAAGTACAATGAAAACCACATTTGCACAATTTTAGCCAAAGAAATTCCAGAAAAAATGGCGGCAACAGCAACCAAATATCGCATGCTTTTAACAACTCCAATTACAGAACGTAAACGTTGTTTTACTTGCAAAAAATGGTTGCCGCGCAATAACTATTTTTTCGCTACCAATAACAGTCGTAAAGATAAATTTGCTTCTAATTGTAAAGAATGCGAGAAACAAAAAAGAATAACAAGAGGGGGTCAATCCGCGTATGACAGACGAAATAAAGACGCGAAGATGCTTGAAGTGCAGGCAGGAGAAACCAATTCATGAGTTTCAATATACTTCATCCAACTTTTTCCCTTCTCATCGCTCTCAAATTTGTACTTCCTGCTTAGAATTAATGATAGATCAGGCTAATATGGGCGAAGTTGATAGACTTTGCCGCTGGCTTGACGTACCTTTTGATCTTAACAAATGGACGCAATTGTACTCTATACATAAAGATCATACACTTACTGCATACTTTAATACATTACTAGACGATCATTACCAAGCTTTACAATGGGCAGATGAAAATGAAAGATGGCGTCTTGCGCGCGAAGAAGGCACAATTGATGAAGAAATTGAAGCATTAAGTGAAGCTAAAGTGCGCAAATTGAAGAGAATTTGGTCTGCTACTTATTCTAATGAAGAATTACTTTTTCTTGAAGATTACTATAACCAGATACTTGCTACTCAAAACGTTTCAACTCCAATTTTACAGCACTATGCGCGCGACTTGTGCGAAATTGAATTACGTATAAAAAAAGGTTTGCGCGAAGGCCTAGATATTAAAAAAGATATGGATGCGCGTGATAACATAATTAAAATTGCGCACTTTGAAGCTAATAACGCAAAAAATGCCGCGGACTTTGAAAGTGTAGGTGAATTAATGGTTTATTACGGCAAAAAAGGTTGGCATCCAAAATGGCATTCAGAACCAAAAGACGATGTTGATTTCTGTATGCAAAATATACAAAATTATTTGAAACGTTTAGTTATTAATGAAGGTAATTTTACTGAGCAAGTAGAAGATAGGCGCGAACGCTATAATCTAACAGAAAGATTAGAAAATATTGAAAACGAAGCAGTTGAATTTGATGAAACTGCAGATATTGAGTATGAGGATGAATCTGCTTTGGTTCAAGATTTAACATGATTGATTTTATTACTCAAAAAGCTGTTTTGCGCGATGGTGTTCCAATTGAGAAAGGAGTTGTTCTTACAAAGGAATTTCTTGATGCAAATCAAGAATTATTTACTAGCTATTTAAATTATTGGTTAATGTATCCAGACCTATTTTTAGACGCTATACAACCGCAAGATGACGCTAAAAATTTTCATTTGTTTTTCTATCAACGTATAGCTCTACGTGCTTCAATGCGCTATCGTTACCATTACTGGACAGCAACACGTGCTACTTCTAAATCTTTTACTGCTTATTTAAGTGCTGTTGTGCGCGCGGTTTTATTACCTGGTTCTAATATTTTTATTTCTTCTGATGTTAAAGGTACTGTTATTAAAATTGCAGAAGCAAAATTTAATGAAATTTGGCGTCACTGGCCTATGCTTAAAAATGAATTACAAACAAGAGAAAACGGCGGTCAACAAGGTGAAAAGAAAAGTGGTAATTATTATGAGTTACGTTTTCGTAATGATAGTATGATTACAGTTGTTTCTAAAGATACTAGCCGTGGTCTTCGTGCAACTGCAGGTATTCTAGAAGAATGCGCGACTATTGAAGAAGAAGATTATAATGAAGTTTTACTTCCTCAAATGAATGTTGCTAGACGTGAAGTTGATGGAACTTTAAATCCAGAAGAGCCTACTTCTGCTCAAATATTTATTACTACTGCGCGCGAAAAGACTGTTTTTATGTATAGTAAATTAATAGAGTGTGCTGTAAATGCGATTTTACGACCTAATGAATATTTTGTTTGGGGCCTTTCTTATGAAGTTCCATTACATTATGGGCTTTTAGATAAAGCAACCTTAATGGATCAACGTTATTCTAATACTATGAGTGAAGATTCTTTCGCGCGAGAATCACTTTCTATTTGGACTGGAAATAGTAAAGAAGCTTGGCTAGATTCTAGAAGAATTAATAAGAGACGAACTCTATTAAAATGTGAGCGAAAAGCACAAGAAAATCCTACTAACCCAGATACTTTTTATGTGATAGGGGTGAAACATTTGCCCCGCCTACTAGCGATAGTAGGGCAATAAACTCTTTAAAAGCTGGAAAACCCGAAAGTCTTATTTTACTTAATAAATAAAATCCTCATTTATTGAGTTACGAAAGTAGAAACAAAAAATAAGAAGGTATATGAAGTGATTCTAAGTACTATTAAAGGGCAATCAGCACCAATCTATTTGAGGTGATATTATGAAAATTATTTCTATTGAAGAAGTTAAGCAACGAATTAATAATAGATTCCCAAATCAACCATTTGAAATTTTAAATTATACGCAAATGACAAAACCATTTAGTATTCGTTGTCTAATGTGTGGAGAAGAAAAAACTTATTCTAGTTGTAAGAATTTTTTAAATGCCGGTTCTAATACTCGCAATTTTTTATGCCATTGTTATAACAGCAATAATAATTTAACTAAACATAAAGAAAATAAAGAAAAAGTTTTACAATTATGTAACAATAATAATGAGATTGATTTTTTAAGTTTTGATTATCGAGAAAAAGTTAAAAAATATAGTGTAAATGTTTTTTGTAAAAAATGCCAACAGGTTTTTAATAAAACTTTACAATCTTTTTTAAAAAATCAAACTTGTCCTTATTGTAATTCAAAACATAATTTAAACACTTTAGGTTTTAAAGCAATTTTACCAGATGAATATAAATTAATAAATGATTATACCGGTACAGAAAATAAAGTCTTAATTCAACATGAATGTGGTTTTATATGGAATGTTAAACCTCATAATTTTATTCAAAAAATAAATAATGGGTATTGTGGTTGTCCGCAATGTAATCATAAAAGAAGTAAAGGCGAATTGAAAATCGCTAATTGGCTAAAAAATAATAAAATAATTTTTATTGAAGAACAAATTTTTTCTTGGTCTTCAAACTCAAAATTTAGATATGATTTTTATTTGCCAAAATATCAACTGATTATTGAGTATATGGGCGCACAACATTACCAAGAGGTAACTTTTTTCCATGATACTTTACAAGAAAGACAAGAGCACGATAAAATAAAAGAAAAAGAAGCAAAAGAACACGGATTAAATTATTTAATTATTCCTTACACAGAATTTAAAAATATAGAAATAATTTTGAAAGATTGGTTCAACGACTATCCTAATAAGGAGTAGGGAATAAGCGATTGATTCCCGAAAGAAGAGTTATCTCTATGAGATAAAAATATAGTCTCAACTATATGGAAACATATAGCAGTTTATTAAACGCATACAATCTAGCGAATTGTATGGAAGATAATTGTGATGTTGCCAGATATGAAGCCAACACGGCTATTATGGTAATTAAAGTAATTCCTAATTTAAATGGTTTTAAGAAAAATGTTATTTATACAGAAGTCATTCATGGAGCTAATTATATTACAGATCAAGCTCCTCGTTTAAAGAAATTAATTGAATTATATCATCCTAAAGAAATTGTTATTGACGGTAACGGGCCAGGTATTGGACTATTAGATGCCATGTCTCTTCCTTCTTTTGATGCAAAAACTGGAGAACAATTTCCTGCTTATTTTGCTTTTAATAATGAGCATCATTTACCTCCAGAAAAGAAAAATGAATCAGAAGAACCTTTACCAGAATATAATGCTATTATTTATGATATAAAAGCTGGTTCCTCTAATGATGACGCAATTCATTCAAATTTTTTCGCGCAATTAAGCAATGGTACATTATCTTTACTTGCGCATGAAAGAATTGTTAAAGATAAATTGCTTCATACAAATAAAGGCAAAAAGATGTCTCTTTTTGATAAACGAGTATATTTATTACCGTATGAAATGACTTCTCGATTAGTTGATGAATTAAATAATTTAAAATTAAAACCGACTGGTGTGCAAAATCAATTTAAAATAGAACAAATTTCTAGTTCTGTTCATAAAGACCGTTTTTCTGCTTTAGAATATGGTTTATATAGAGTTAAGTATTATGAAGATAAAGCAATTAAACGTTCTAAGAAAAAGAATTTTGCACAATATGTTTTCTATAGTCCAAGAAAAAGGGGGTGACAACTTTGGAAAATAAAAATAAAAAATATGATTTCTCAAAATTTCGTTTACAAGTAACAAGAAATATCGCGCGAGCGCCTATAACAGAAAGTGCTTATACTCGCTGGGGTTATCGTAATGGAAGAAGGGTTTCTAATGATGATTTTACATTAGATGAAATAAATGCTATTATTCGTTCTGGAGAACTAGAAGCATATCGTGAATTATCTAGTTTTTATTATCGCACTAATGGCGATTATAGAAATAATATAGATTTTTTAGCTTCTTTACCTTTATACGATACAGCAGTAATTCCTGTTCTTGCCGCGGGCAAAGGTTCTCACGCGCAAATTATTAAAGATTTTGAACGAGCTTGCATCTTTGTAGAAAAATTAGATATTCCTAATACTTTTAATTATATTACTAAAGAATGGTTAAAAGTTGGAATATATAATGGTATTCTACGAGAAGATGGTGAAAATGTAGTTATTCAAGATTTACCATTAGAATTTTGCAGAACTCGTTTTAAAGATTTTAATAATCTTCCTATTTTAGAATTTAATTTACATTATTTTGAGAGAATATATGATGAAGAATTGCGAGAAGAAGCAGTAGAAACTTTTCCAGAAGTTGTTAAAAAAGCCTGGCGTGATTATGAAAATGCGAAAAAATTAATTGATCCTTGGGTAATGATTCCTGCTGAGTCAGGAGGTATTTGTTTTACTTTTATTAACGACCAAGCACCTTTATTAATAGCAAGTATTCCACAATTAAAAAAATTAGAGGATGCTGTTGGTCGTGAAGAAAAACGTGATGAAAATGAATTATATAAATTATTAATTCAGCAAATGCCAATAGATGATGGAGAATTAGTATTCCCATTAGATGAAGCAGCAGAAATGCATGCTTCTGTTGCGGCAATGTTAAGCGGGACAGATACCATTGATGTATTAACTACTTTTGGCAATACTAGTTTAGAAAGCTTACAAGATACTTCTGCTGCAGCTCAATCTAATGATAGAATTAAAAAATATCGCGATAATGCATATGATTTCTTAGGTAGAAGTTCTTTATTATTTAATGCTGATGGTAGTTCTACTTTGGCTTATACTATTAAAAAAGATGAAGCTTTAATGATTTCTTATTTAAATGTTTATGAAACTTGGATTAAATTTCACTTAAATAATAAATTTTCTCGTCCAGGTTTAACATTTGATTTCGAAATTTTACCTACTACAGTTTTTAATAGGCAAGATATTCAAAGCAATTATTTTCAAGCAGCACAATATGGGTATTCTAAAATGTTTGCTGGCGTTGTTATGGGAATTAAACAACGCGATCAAATTAGTTTAATGGATTTTGAGAATGATTTCTTAAAAATGTCAGAAAAAATGATTCCATTACAATCTTCTTATACTACTCCAGGTGGAGAAGTTGCGAATGAAGAAAAAAATAATTCTTCGGGACAAAAAACAGGAAATGCAAAAAAGAGCGATGACTTAAATAATAAGGGAGGTCGTCCTGAACTTCCTGATGAACAAAAATCTGAAAAAACTCAAGCTAATATTAAAGCTGCTGGGTAAGGAGAATAATTATGGAAAAACAAATACCTATTTATTTTGATAGCGTAGTAATTGATTCTCCCTTTCAAGGAATCTCTGAAAGTAACCCAAATATTGGTCGCTTAAAAGTGCGAGTCTTTACTAAATATGGTAATAGAAATGGTTCTTATATTACTGAAGCAGTTGCTAATCAGTTAATAGAATCTGCTACTCAAGGCACTACTCCTGTAGTTGGTTTCTTTGACCCAGCAACTCAAAGCTGGGCTTCTCACAGCGGCCCAACTTTAGCTAATGGTTATGGTTATGTAGAAAATTTCCTTGGTTGGGAACCATTTGAAGATACAGATGGTGTCACAAGAGAATACGCAGTTTTTTCAGTGGTATTATTTACTGATTATTATGAAGAAGCTAAAAAAATTTTTGGTCAAAATCAATCTATGGAACTTGATCCATTCTCTATTGATGGAGATTGGACAATGATTGAAGGACAAGAATATTTTGTTTATACTAAAGCTAAAATGCTTGGCTTCTGCGTAATTGGTGAACATGAACCATGTTTTTCGGTATCCTCATTCTTTTCTAAGAATGATGACATATATAAAACACAATATGAGAAGTTCTCTTCACTTCTGTTTAACCTCAAAGCACAAGTAGAAGAGGCTGAAAAAAATAATGAAGGAGGAGAACAACCAATGAATGAGTTTGAAAACAAGGATGTTGTAGAACAGGTTGAGGATCCTCAAGTACAGGAAGAAGTACAAGATACGTTTCAACAAACAGAAGAAACTACTCAATCTGAAGCTACAGAAGAAACAGTTTTTGAAGAAAAAACTGCTGAATCTGAATCAGAAGTTCAAGAAACCGTATCAGAGGAACCTTCTGAATTTGAAGTTTTACAAACCAAATTTAATGAACTACAAGAATCCTACAATCAGTTACAATCTGATTACTCCGCAGCGCAAGCTCGCATTGAAGAACTTGAACAGTTCCAAACCTCAACCAATACAGAGCTTGAAAGTCTTCGCTCTAAGAACGAAGAATTACAAACTTCTTTACAGACTTATGAAAATCAAGCTTTAGAAGTTGAAAACAATCGTAAAAATGAATTAATAGAAAAATACGAAAAAGTAATGAAAGAAGAGGAAATTAGTGATATTAAAGATAAGGCTAATGACTTTTCTTATGATGAATTGGAGAGCAAATTAGCAATAGCTTTTGCTAATAAACAGATGGCTGGTAATGAAATTAAAAAAGTACCACTACCAGATCCAGAGCATGATCAATTCGCATTATTTATGGAAAAGTATCGTAAAAATTAAGGAGGGAAAATATTATGGCTCTTAAAAGATTTCCACTAACAAGTGCTAATAGCCTATCTAGCAAGTATCGCCCAGGCGAGAAGCTATATGCTACCTTAGAGCTTAATCAGGTAGCTTTCCCAAAGACTGGTATGGTAGTTTCTCAGACTCCACTATCTGAAGATTTTACAATCGACGCTCCTTGCGAGAATGGTATGTGGGTCGTAGGTGATAAGGCTGCAGGCGTTATTGCTGCTCCAGCCGCTGCTACTGACAAGCCTATTGGTATTGTATACACTGCAGAAAAAGAATATGATGATTATCATTATGGTCTAGCACGTTTTGGCCGCAAGATTGCTGGCGACTATCCTCGTGTTGGTTTATTAGGTATTGGTGATACCGTAACTACTAATTGCTTACAATATGATGAATCTGATTTCGCAACAGAAGCTGATTTATTTGATGCTTTAAATGCAATTAATACTACTCCTTTATATGTAGTACCTGGTGTTGCCGCTGCAACTAATGTTGCTAAAGCAGTTCCACAAATTGTAAAAACTGCTCCAAATTCTGGCATTTATGCTAAGATTGTTAAGTTCTATACTGTACCTAACGGCGAAGCTGGCGTTAAGTATCAAGTTATTAGTCTATAATAGGAGGTGCGAACTATGAATAAGCTACAAGTTTTAATGAATGGTGTTTTCGGCCGCAAGGTTCCTGCTGAGTTCGCTGCCGAGAATTATGACTATGAAGCCGCTCTTCGTGACGAGTTAACTAAGTTACTTTGTGATGATAAGGGCCGTTTAAATCGCTATAAGTTCGAGCGTAATAAGATTGATTTATTTGAATTACTATCTCAAAATTTAGAGGAAGTTCTACCACGTAATATTCAAAGTGCTCTAGATATGTTTACTGAAATTATTCGTGTACCACAGGGTTCTCGTTTAGAGTTCCGTGTAACTCGCGGCAAGCAACGTGGTCGTCAGTTTGTAACTCGTGCTACCGAATCTGGTAACTATGAGACTTTCAGACTAGATCGTGATAAGTTTGATGTATATCCACAGGCTATCGGCGGAGCCGGTTATGTTGACTTCGAACGTTATCTTGATGGTTTAGAGAATATGACTGACATTTATGAGATTATCCAACAAGGTATTACTGATCGTATTTTTGAAATGGTTCAGGAAATGCTTCTAAGTTCTTGGAATATGGCTGGTCGTCCAGCAAAGAATAAGGTTATTGCTTCTAGCTTTGACCCAGCTGCTATGGTTAAGCTTTGCAATGTAGTTGCGGCTTATGGCGATCCAATTATTTACTGCACTCCAGAATTTGCCGCAGAAATGGTAAATGCTATTGTTTATAATAATACTACTAAGATTTCTGACCAGGATATGCTTGAAGTTCGTGATCGTGGTTATATTGGTAAGTTCCGTGGAACTCCAGTTGTTGTAATGCCACAATCTTACACTGATGAAAAGAATGAAAAATTAGTTATGAATCCTTCTTTCGCATACGTAATGCCTGCTGGTAAAGAAAAGATTATTAAGCTAGGTTTTGAAGGTTCTCCATATTTCCGTACTTGGGATGACCATGAAGGCGACAATCAAGTTACTTTACAAGGTTATCTAAAGGTTGGTGTAGGCATGATTGGTACTCCAAATTATTGGGGCATCTATTATAATGCTGGTATTGATGCAGATGGTTGGAAGGATTATAATGACAATCTAGATGCTGGTATTGCTTCTGCTTATGCAGCTGCACATCCATAATTTAATATAAATACAATATTTAATGGGGTGGGTGAGAATCTCACCCATCCCATTTTTCTTTTAGAGTTAAAGGAGGAAATATTATGGGGAAAATTACTTTAAAAAATATTAGTTCTGCTACTGTTGTTATTGGTACTTCTGATGGCACTATGAGAAGTCGTAGTCTTGCACCAAATCGTGTTATTACTTTAACACCTACTGAATATGAAGATTTAATGTATGAGCCAGGCGTTCAGAATATGATTCGCGGCGGTTATATTAAAATTGAGGGTGTCTCAGAAGATCGTGCAGTAATTGAAACTCCGACTAATGTAATGAGTCGCGATGAAATTATTAAAATGCTTAATAATCGTGATATTACTGCTTTTGCTAATTATATTAAGATCGCGCCTTCTGCTGCGAAAGATACTATTGTACAGTATGTAGTAGATAATGATATTACTGATAATGCTTTTACCGCTCTTATTAAGAAATATTGTGGTATTGATGTAATTCAGGCTATTTCTGTAAAACATCAAGCCGAAGAGAAATAATTTATGGCTACTCCCTTTCTCAAAGTATATGATGCTTTTTTAGCACGGATTACCGCGGATGAATGGACACTTGAGGAAGAATTAGCAATCGTTGAGCGGGATTGGCAAGAACTTCTAAAAATTGCCGTTTTTAGATTTAAGTATCCGCGGGTAAGTTTGGATACACAAAAAAATGAAAATGCAGATTCAGAATCTAACCCATTAGAAGCTTCTGAATTTGTTGGAGATTTAACCAATGATGAAATACAACTTTTAGCTTTATATATGAAACATGAATGGGTTAAAAGATGTATTGCAAGTTGGGAGAACATTCGGCAGTTGTACGCTGATAAAGATTTTTCACAAGCAAATCATTTAGATAAATTAAATAAATTGGAGGCCGCAATTCAAGTTGAAGTGCGGCGCGCAGAAGGAATTTATGATCGTTCGCGTGAAAAAACTCCAGCTGAATTATTTAGACGTTTGGCAGGTAAGAAAAATGCTTTACGAAGAGACGTTTGAAGGATATAAAAATAAGCTAAAAGGACGTCTTTATGGTGTGCTTTGTGAAAAAGAAAAAGAAAAAGAGGGCGGAGATTGGGAAAAATTTTTAAATTCAATATTAATTGAATTAAAAGGTTTAGAACCAAGCTCAATTAATTACTGGCCGCTTATTGCTAAATTAAATTCATTACGTTTTTTAAATTATAAATATTTTAGACAAACGATTTTTGAATGTATGAATTTAATTGGTAGCCTAGAGGTTCCAAATGAATTACCTTGATGTTTATTTTTCAAGAATTAATCATTTAGGAGAAACAACTGCTGAAAGAATTAGAAATGGTGGAATACGTTCTTTTGAAAAATGGCTTGCAGAATCTCCTCATACTTTAAGAAATTTATCTATAGAAAGAGGAATTTATTTTGACGGGATTATTTTGACAAGTAAAGATAAAGAATATGAAAAAATTATGTTTTTAGAAGTTGCTTTAGATGTTCCTATTAAAGTAGGAGACATTATGAATTGGACTCTTGATGATGGTTCTATTGAAAAATGGATTTTAATTCAAGAAGAAAAGAAAGTTAACGGAACTTTTAAAAGTTTTTGGATTGTTCGTTGTAACTATTTTATGAAATGGATAGATAGTGAAGGGCATTTGCAATCTTCTTGGGCTTATTTTGTAAGTTCTTTAGATAGCAAAATAAAAGGAAATTTTAGAACGTGGAATAACCTAAATAATTGGGTGTTTAGCCTGTAAAGGTTAAACAATCGTCGTTGAAATGCTGGAAACTCTTAATGTTTTTTAAACTACAACATAAAATCGTTTAGATTTAAATGTGATAGTTACGAAAGTAGAAAAAATTAAAAAACTGGTATATGCTGTAAAGCTAAGTACTTTAAAATAGACAATCAGCAGCCAAGCCTGAAAAGGAAGGTTCAGAGACTATCCCGAAAGGGAGTAGGGAATTATTTCCCGAAGTGGCGACCTCCATAGTAATATGGATGAAGATATAGTCCAAAGGAGGAATATATGAAATTATATGGAATCATTTACTGTGCTTATAATAAAGTAAATCAGAAAAGATATATTGGTCAAACTACACAAAGATTATGTGAAAGACGTGCAGCACATTACACCAAAGATCCAGATATTTATTTTCATCGTGCTTTACATAAATATAATAAAGAAGAATTTGAATGGTCAATTATTGATGTTGCTCAATCGGCTGAAGAATTAGACCAGAAAGAAAAATATTGGATTAAACAATATAATACATTAGACCCAATAAAAGGATATAATATATTACCTGGTGGGAAGGGTAATAGACCTACTAAAGAACAAATTCAATACGCTAGAAATAAATTTGTTGAAAAATATAGTAATGATGTAAAACATATTAAGAAAAAGAAAAATATTGTTTGTTTAGAGACTGGACAAATTTTTAAAACTGCTGCGGATGCAAGCAAACAAATGAATATACATCATGGTCATATTACAGAAGCGGCAAATGGAAAATTAAAAACTGCTGGTGGATACCATTGGCAATGGTGTATTGATATAAAATTATACCCTAATGCTATTTATTGTTTAGAATTAAATAAAATGTATTTAACTTATAATGAAGCACGTAATGAAGATCATTTTTCTGGTACACATTTAAGCAGAGCTTTTAAAGAACAAGGTTCTCCTTGTGTTTATGCTGGTTATACTTTTTATAAAATAAATGATTAATCTCCTTGAATTACTCCACAACCTAATAAATATGCTGAATTATTAATGCCACGTTATCCAGTAGATAGAGCAACAAATTTTATTGTAGAAGATGAATCTTGGACTGTGGTTGAATATGATTATTCTAGTGTTCCTGGAGTTATTTATCTTTCATTAACAGAAACTAAAGTTAATACAATATATGATGATATTGAAAATGATATTGCTGATTTAGATAAAATGGCGATATATGATTTATCCATTCCTGATGAAATTCAAACCTTTAAAGTTAATGAAGTAATTAATTTAACTTTTACTTTAATGAAAAATGGAATTCCATCTAATGAAGAAGTAGAATTTATTTCTATGAACAAAAAGATAGCTAAACCAATGCATATTGATATTATTAATCCCGAGACGGGAGAAAAAGAATGTAAAGAAGTTTTAGTTGCTGTTGGGAAAGGAACTGTAGAAATTATTATTCAATTAAAAAAATATCCTAAAATTCATAAAAATATTACAATTGTAATAGATTCTGTAGAAAAAGAATTTTCTGCTTATATAGAAGGGCCGAATTCAATACGTTTGGCTAATAAAGCTACTTATTATTTAAAGGGCACTTCTGAAATTACAGAAGAAGTAGAATTTTTTATTAGCGATACCAAGTATGCTAAAATTGTTGAATTAGTAGAGCACGGTTGTAAAGTTGAAGCAAATTCAAAAAATTTACTTACCGATCAAAGTCCTATTATTTTAACAGCTTTATACCAAGGTAAAGTTTATAAAAAAGAAATTTCTATTATTCCATTATGGTAGGTGATTTTATGGTTGAATTAAATCAAAAAATAGAAAAGCCTACTCAACGGCGTTTTGCTGTGATGGGAGAAAATACATTTTTAATTGCAAATAAATTAATGCAAAATCAAAAAATTTGTCGTTTATTAAAATATCCAACTAGAGATCCTTTTAAAGAAATTGATCCTATTACTGGGAAAGAACAACCTGATGTAGAAGGAATAGATTTAATAAATAAGCAAATTTTAATTGTTCCTAAAATTTTTGATGATTCAAATGATGAAATGTCATATATAGTAACAGTATTTGATGATTTTACTGTTAATATGTTAAATCCAGAATTTAAAATAACAACTTTACGTTTTGATATAGCTTGTCCTTATGATAAATGGCTTTTAAATGAAAGATCTCTTCGACCATATTTAATTATGGAAGAAATAGATAAAATGTTTAATCAGGGTAAATTAAAAGGAATTGGTAATCTTCAATTTTATCGCGCGGATAATTTAACTTTGTCTCCTTGGATTGGAGGCTATTCAATGAGGTATAAAATTAATGAATTTAACTGATAATGAAACTTTAAAATTTTTAAAAGGTTCTCCAGTTTCATTAGATGGTATTTGTTTAGTTTATCCGGCCACAGTTGGAGAAATTGTAGATGAAGGTTATGAAAATTTTCAAAAATATTTAGGAGTTTTAACTGCGGAAAAACCTATAATTACTTCTAAAGAAGACCCTGAATTAAAAAATTTAGTAGATAGTTTAACGGATTTTCAATATTTATTATTAATGACTACTTTAGATATAGAAGTTAATAATACTTTAAAAAAAGCTTTTTATTTTTTTATACATGAAGATGTTAATTTTTCTCTTGATCCTGCACAAATTATTATAGGGTCAGAGGAAGAGAACCACTTATTAACAGAGGAAAAGTTTTATGATTTACAGAGACTTTTACGTCGAATGTATTTTATAGAGCAAGAGGGTGAAGAAATTATTATTTATCCAGATGACCCTCCCGCAACTAAAAAACTTAAAATGCAAATGAGAGCAAATCGAGAAAAAGTTCGGAGAGCTAAAGCTAAAAAAGCTGCTCAAGAAAAAAATGATTTAAAATTTTCTGATTTGTTAGGTAGTATTACAATTAATGATTGCGGTTTAAACATGGATAATATATGGAATATTACATATTATGCTTTTCACGACCAGTTAAAAAGAATGGGTTGGCGTGATCAGTTTAATATAAACAATCGCGCCGCGTTAGCTGGTGCAAAATTAAAAAAATCACAACTCAAGCATTGGATGCGTTCCATTGCGAGTTCTGATAAATCATGATTTAGGAGGTAACTCACATGGCTGTTAATATTTTTGATAAGTATGGTATTAAGGAAGTTGCCAATGTATATTTTGAGGCTTTAGAAAATGACCCTAAGTCTAATGTATATAAAGGTGATATTGTTTTATTCCTAGATACTCTAAAGGTTTCTACTATTGAAACAACTGCTGAAACCACTGACGCTACTGGTGGTTGGGGTAATCCAAAGCTAATTTCTTGGGACTATGGTAAGGAAATTACTCTTACTTTAGAAGATGCTTTAATTTCTCTTGAGTCTTTACGTTTTATGCTAGGTGGCGCTATTCATAAGCCATCTGCTACCGAGACTGTTATCGTTCGTCATACTGAAGAAGTGGTTGCTGGTGACAATGGTAAGTTACCATTACCAAAGGATCATATTACTGGTAATACTCTAACTCCTATTGCGACCGAAGGGCATCCAATTCGCTTCATTAACTATGGCGGCGGTGTTGATGGTTCTGGCGATCCAAGTGCTGCTGCTGGCGGACGTACTCAGATCATTTATTCTAGTGAATCGGGTGCTGTAAATGCAATGTCTGAAAATTGCGAGCTAACTTTTAATAATACTGCTATGGGTATTAGCAATGCTAAACCTGTTAAAGGCGACCACGTTCGTATTTTCTGGGAAGAAGTTATTACTGGTGATGCTAATGCTGATACCGCAGTTGAAGTAACTATTTCTCCAGATACTTTCCCAGGTACTTATCGTGTTGTTGGTGATACTTTCATGCGTTCTCAGGCTACTGGTAAGGATGAAGCATTCCAGTTCGTAATTGGTAAGGCTAAGGTTCAGTCTAATGTAACTATTACTCTAGAAGCTGAAGGCGATCCTTCTACTTTTGAAATGACTCTAACTGTTCTACGTTCTGATAATGAACGTGGTGAGAAGGAAATGATGAAGCTAATTCGTTATGGTACTGCTGCAGCTGATGCTGAAACCGCAGGTAACGATAAGGGTTCTCTAACTGCTATCCCAGAGGGTAACAATGACAATCCATAATTGAATATAAAATATAAAACTAGGGGCTAATGCCCCTAGTTTTTATTTTTAGGTGGTGAATCAAATGCTCGATCAATATTTTGGTATTAAAGAACTTTCAGAAGTTGTTTTAAAAGCTCATGATCCTATGCGATTTGGTTCAAGATACCTTGAAGCGGGAGAACCCGTGTTATATTTTGAAAAAGTGAATATGGCCGTACTAAATGAACGACAATCTACTATCATGGCGCGAGGAGGTTGGTCCAATATGCCTCGTGTTATTTGGGAGGATCGTTCTGAAGTACAGTTCTCCCTTACTGAAGGTGTTATGTCTTCAATTAGTATGGGAATTTTATTAAGTGCTTCTATTACAGAAGCTAAACAAAATAAAGAATCTCTTTTAATTCCTAAGAGAGAAGGTCCATTTGAATTAGAAGATGGATGTATTTATATAACACATCAACCAGTGTTATATCCTGAGAAAAAAGTTTTTATTTATCAATATGAGCGCGGAGTTGCGCAGAAAAAAGTTTATGGACAATTAGATCCTGAAAATAATAAATATAATTCTTTTTTAGATGAAACTGAAATTTGTATTAAAGTTTTTGAAGATAAAGAAAGAACTAAACAAGCGGACGCCACAAAAGAGTATATTGTGGATTATTATTATGAGTATGAAGATGAAGCATTACTTTATACTATACAAAAAGAAAGATTTAATGGATTGTTCACTCTTGAGGGTAAGTTTTACTCCAAGGATGAAAATGATGGCTTAAATTATACAAATTTGATTTATATGCCAAAAGTAAGAGTCGTGAGTGATATAAACTTACGCTTGGGAGAAAGGGCTGATCCAACTACGTCCGTATTTAATATTATTGGATTACCGGAAAACGTAGGCGGTAATAAGAAAAGTATGATTTTGGAGATTACGCGTTTAAGCGAAGATATAGACGCTGAATGAGCCACTTCCTAAGTGTAGGAAGTGGCTCTTTTTTATTTGGTGAAAAAGGAGAGTGAGATTATGGCT